GTGCGTGAGACTACTGAACAGGAAAGTCAAAACTATGGTTACAAGTTTGGACAAGAAGAAGAGACTTATAACATTGTTGCTGCTCATGGGTATTTTGGTCGGCTTATTTTCCAGTACGCATCCTTCAACAATAGCCGTTCTCTACATTTCTTTTTGGCTGCTTGGCCTGTGGTTGGCATTTGGTTTGCCGCCCTTGGGGTAAGTACCATGGCATTTAACCTGAACGGTTTCAACTTTAACCAATCTCTTCTCTCGTCTGAAGGGCAAGTAATTAATACTTGGGCAGACATTCTTAACCGTGCTAACCTCGGCTTTGAGGTAATGCATGAGCGTAATGCTCACAACTTCCCACTCGATCTCGCCAGTGCTGAGACCACTCCCGTGGCTCTGGTAGCTCCTTCTATTGGATAACAATGGCATACGATCCTAAGGCATCCATTGTGGATGTATATTACTGCACCCCTACAGATGATGACAATGCATTCATCTTTGCATACCCTGCAGGACAAGTTCTCACTGAACTGTCTCCTCAAGGTGTCATCTGCCAACCGGGTACTCTTGCAGTAGCTCCTACAACTTGGTGATTTAAAGCAACGTCGTCCGTTCATCCCTTCGGGGACGCATGACGCCTACTCATGGAACGGGGGGTAGGTACTTCAATCCTTACCATGACTAAAGTCGAATTGGATGCCCGTGTACGGGAACAGCAAGCTCAACAAAAAGAGCAGAAGTTGAAGTATCGCGGCGTTGCTTACACACCTAAAACTAAATAAACTTTAATAAGCTAATCCCTTATTAAATGTTCCCGCTCCTATCTTTAATAGATAGTCGGGTTGGAGTCAGGCACCTCAGAGTCGGACCTGGCTCCTATTGGCTTTGGCCTCTACGGAGATAACCTTAGCCATTGACGGTCTGGAGAGACAGACAAACAAAATAACATTGAATGCACATGACTACTCGTGTGAATTCCTAAGCGCTTAGGGAGAACGTAACAACACTCTCTCTTTACTATTGTGGCTAACACTATTTTGACCCCTAACGGTTCTATTAATAAGAACCCCTCCACCATTGGTCTTACCCAAGGTGGTGCTGCTTATGACGCTAAGTACGCTACTTACCTGAAACTGTTTTCGGGTGAGATGATCAAAGCTTATGAAAGCGTTTGCATTGCAAAAGACACTGTTCAGAACCGCACTCTCCGTAACGGTAAGAGCCTGCAGTTCATCTACACTGGCCGTATGACGGCGGACTACCATACCCCTGGCACTCCTATCCTGGGTTCTGGTGATCCTCCGGTGGCTGAGAAGACCGTGCTGATGGATGACCTCCTGGTGTCCTCGGCTTTCGTGTATGATCTCGATGAGACCCTGGCTCACTACAGCCTGCGCAGCGAGATCTCGGCTAAGATCGGTCATGCTCTGGCTGAGGCTTATGATAAGAAAGTGTTCCGCACTATCGCTAAGTCTGCTCGTACCGCTCACCCCATCACTGCTGCTCCTGGTCCTGAGCCTGGTGGTAGTGTGATCAAGCTGGGTGCTGGTAACGAGTACAATGCTCAAGCTCTGGTCGATGCTTTCTTCGAGGCTGCTTCGATCCTGGATGAGAAGAATGTACCCCGTGGTGGTCGCACTGCTGTGCTGTCCCCGCGTCAGTACTATGCTCTGATCAGCCAAGTGGATACCAACATCCTGAACCGTGACTTCGGTAACAGCTCTGGTAACCTCACCTCTGGTGAAGGTCTCTATGAGATCGCTGGTATCAGCATCAAGCGTTCCAACAACCTGCCCTTCATGGCTGGTACTGTGGCACGTGTGAACGGTGAGAACAACGACTACAGCGGTGACTTCTCTGCTCACTGTGGTCTGATCTATCAGCGTGATGCTGCTGCTGTGGTGCAAGGCATTGGTCCTAGCATCCAGACCACTGGTGGTGATGTGAAGGCGATGTATCAGGGCGACCTGATCATCGGTAAGCTCGCCATGGGTGCTGATTGGCTGAACCCTGCTGCTGCTATTGAGCTGCAAGCTGCCTGATAGGAGATAGGATTATGTCTATCACTCCTGGTACTTCTAAGGTTGTGAAAGTGACTGATCCTGCAGGTGAGGTTTCGGAGTCTCAAACTCTGAATCCTCCCACTCCTGTAGAATATGGTCGCACTGTAAGTGGTGGTATCCAAGGTGATGCTACCGCTGGTTCTACTCTTCCCATTGCTTGATAAAACATGGCTAACCTGACTGTTGCTGCTGGCGGCAATGGTGTGGCTGGAACTGTTGATTTTGCTGTTCGTACTGTGACTGGTGCCTATGGTACCACCTACAGTGATAACGGTACTCTCGCTGTTTCTGATAACCACGCTGTTCGTCGTTCGGTTTCTAAAACCCGTAGTGGTTTCGGCTCTGCCGTAAACGCTTCTACTGTGTACTCTGAGACTCAAGGTTTCCGCACTGCTTATGCTGGTGTGGAAGCTGATTCTCCTGCACTGGATGCAGCTCGCGCTGCTGTCTGATTAACTGGGGAGGGCTTTATTGCTCTCCCTTTTTTTATATTGCTAATAACACTATTGTTATGCTATACTCAACCACTGGCTCTAAGACTGAGCTGCAAGCTGTCAATCAGATCCTGGCGTCAGTTGGTCAGGCTCCTGTAACTGCTATTGATACTGAGACTATTACCGACAGTAATGGTAATCAAGTCACTATCGTTTCCAACCCGGACGTTGCGATTATATACGATACTTTGTGGGAAGTATCAAGAGAAGTACAAAGTGAAGGATGGACTTTTAATAAAGAGTTTAACTATCCACTCCAGCCTGATTCTAATGGGTACATTAATTGGCCTAACAATGTTCTGCAATTAGACATTTCTGATGATCCACAGTACGTTGGTTACAGGGATGTTGATGCTGTAAAAAGAAACGGCAGACTTTATGATCGAATGAATCATAAAGATACGTGGACTGAGACCATTTACTGTGATGTCGTTTGGCTATTTGAGTGGGAAGATCTTCCGTCTCCTATTCAAGATTATATTACATGTAAAGCTGCCTCTATTGCATCTTCTCGTCTTGTGGGTGATGGTACTCAATACCAGATTCTCCAACAAAAGGAAGCATTTGCTCGTGCTATGGCACTTGAATATGAATGCAATCAAGGTGATTATAGTATGTTTGGCTTCCCACGTCAAGGTACTTATTACCAAAGCTACCAACCGTATAACACTCTGCAGAGACTCTGATGGCAGCAATCACTCAATCTATTCCTACATTCCTGGGTGGTGTTAGTCGTCAGAGTGATACCAAGAAGAAGCCAGGACAAGTTAATGAGATCCTTAATGGGTACCCCGACCCTACCTACGGTCTTCTTAAAAGAAACGGTAGTCAGTTTCTTGGTAACCTAGCTACTTATGTAGATGACCCCTCGGACACGCTAAAGGATGGCTACTGGTTCTCTATTGCTAGGGACAACGATGAACGATACATTGGTGTTATCACAACTACTGGTAACATTCGTATCTGGAACACTGTTCCTAGTTTTAGTGGCAATCAATTGGTCTTTACTGAAGCTACTATTGCTAATAAAACTGATGCTGATGTAGTTGCCTATCTTACTAAGGCTGCTGGTGTAGCGTCTTCTGAAGCATTCCATACATTCACTTATCTTGATCAAACTTATGTGATCAATAAGAATACAAATGTATTGATGAATGCCAAAGATAATTACTACCTAAGGGCACGTGCTACTGTTATTCTTGGTAGCATTGATTATGACCAAGAGTATGCAATCTGGGTAGGTGGTACTAAATGTTCATTTACTACAGTCGATGTTACAACTGCTGAGACTCGTGGTGATCCTGTAGATGCTGATGAAATCCTTAGTGGATTGAAGACAGATCTTGAATCAAAAGTAGGTACTAACTATAACATCTACAAGTATTCTAATAGCTTGGAGATTGAACGTAAGGATGGTCAAACTCCTTTCACTATTGAAGTACAAGCTGGTATTCAAGGTGTGTCGTTGACTAGTTATCAGGATGAAGTAACCTCCTCAGCTCGTCTTGCTGCATTTACTAAACCTGGTCGTAGGGTTAAGATCCTTAACTCTATTGATGAGCGTGCATCTTACTACGTTAAGTTTGTCGCTACTGGTAATGCTACTGGTGACACAACAAGTGCTGTGAATGCAGGTTCTGGTTACTGGGAAGAGGACCGTGGTTGGGATATTGATGTAGATCAAAATGGTCTGCCTGTTTCCACTGGTGGTAAGTTCATTGCTCAACTTGCATCCACTGGTTTCAATGCTCAGACAATGCCTTATAAGATTCGTAGTACAGGCACTAATGCCTTTACCATCGGTAAGGAAACTTGGGCACCACGTCTTACAGGTAATGACTACGGTAATCCAGTACCTTCTTTTGTAGGTACATCAATTAAATTTGGTCTTGTCCACAGTAATAGGCTTGTCTTCCTTACAGCAGATACAATTGCTATGAGTGTGGCAAAAGACTTTGAGAACTTCTTCTTTACCAGTGCTCAAACAGTCCTTGCCTCTGACCCTGTTGATGTAGAAACATCTAGTACTAAAGTCAGTAACCTTTACTGTGCTGTCGCACAAGCTCAAGGTCTTGTTGTCTTTAGTGAATATGAACAGTATCTAATCTATTCTGAAAGTGGAGTCATCTCTCCATCAGACGTTATCATTCGTACTGTAAGTCAGTATGAAAGCGACAGGACTACACCTGCTAAAGATACAGGTGGGTTCATTGCTTTTGTAACTAAAACACCTGGTTATTCTAAGGTTCTTGGTATGCAACCAAGAGGTAATCAAGAATCTGCTGAAGTTTCTGACATTAGTAAGATTGTTTCTGGTTACCTACCACCTGACTGTGAGCAGTTGATTGTCAACGCTCAAGATTCTTTGCTTGGTGTACTAAGTCCTAGCTTGAATACTTTGTTCTTCTATAAGTATTTTAGCGATGGTAAAGAAGTAGCCATGCAAGCATGGTTTAAATGGAA